TCAAACGAGATAAGCGGCTTTTGGCAGGGGTAGTCCCCTGCCGCCGTTGGTCGAAAAATCTTGCAGTTCAGAAAGGGACGCTGTTTCAACATTTTCCGGGATGTTGGCTGGTGCGACGTGGCCAGGATTCAGGATGATGCGGACGCGGAAGCCACCGGGGCCGTCATCGAACACAATAATTTTATGAACCATTTCGCGGATCACGGCGCGCAGCTGCACAGGCTCCATGTCCTTCAGCTGGATGCGTGACCACACTTCGCGCAACTGGTCGATGTTGATTTTTGCCACATCATCCGTCATGTCAAGATCGGTGGCCTGGGCCAGCAAGGCCAGACGCTGCTGCTGCAGGGTGTTGATGCGTTCAATGGCGCTGGACGGATCAAGGCCCTTTTCGATGGCGGCATAGATGCGGTCGATCTTCAGCTGGACTTCGGCCGCCTGGCGCTTCAGATCGGCGGCCAGGTCAGTATGCCGGGGGTCCGGCTCCATGGATTGCAGCAGGGCCGCGCACAGCGTGTCCATATTGGCGGGGTTGAAGATGACCCGCTGGAGATAGTCTACCACCGCACCTTCCAGGCTGGCGGCAGGCACGGGGCGGGTATGCTCCCCGTCTGCATGCAGGCGCTTTTTGGCGCTGCAGGTGTAGTACCTGTATTCCACGGGCTTGCCATGGGATTTGTAGCGGTGAGCCTCCCCGGACATGGAGCCGCCGCAGCCGCCACAGTAAACCAGGCCGGACAGCAGGTAAAACGCTTTTGCCGTATAGGCAGCGGAACGATGTTTGCGGTTATTCATTTCGGCTTGCACCTCTTTAAATTCTTCGGGGGTGATGATCTGCGGCATGCCGCCCTCTACGCAGACCCATTCGCTGCGGGGCTTAAGGTTGCGGCGGTTCGTGCGGCCGTCTGGATCGGCCGGGGCCAGGCGATTCCAGACATAAGTACCGGTGTACTTTTCGTTGCGCAGTATATCGTACAAGCTGTTTTTGCCAAAGGGCCGCCCCCGGCGGGTGACGTGCCCTGCGGCGTTGAGTGCGTCTATAATTTCCGTATAGCCGCACCCCTGCCGGTACATTCTGAAGATCATCTGCACGGCCGCGGCTTCGGTGGGCTGCAAAACAAATTTGCCGGTGGTTTTGTCCACTGCATAGCCCAGGGGCGGCGGGCCGCCGGTGTTGCGGGCACCCATGGCGTTTTCCCGCATGCCCTTCATCACTTCGGTGGCCAGGTTGGCGCTGTACCACTGATTGATGGCCTTGGTGATGTTGCGCATGAACTGGCCCTGCGGGGTATCATCGAAGTGTTCACTGGCGGACAGGACACGGATGCCCTGGCGGCGCAGCTGCGCTTCGATCAGCGTCTGGCGTTCCGCATTGCGGAAAAAGCGGTCGAGTTTGTGCACGATGATGAACTGAACCCCGGCGGGTACGGCGTCCTGAAGCATCTTCTGAAACTCTGGCCGCTCCCCGCTGCGCCCGCTGTTGCCATGATCTTTATAGATGTGTACCAGCTGATAGCCCATAGCAGCAGCATAGGCCACGATGGCGCGCTGCTGGGCTTCAATGGATTCTTCACGCTGGCCGGTAGTGGATTTGCGGCAATAGCCGAACGCCAAGGGCGGATGCATAGGGCCGGACACAGTGCTGTACATCGTAACGCCTCCCCTGTTTTGCAGTCAAGTGCAGCCGATCACTGGCGCAGCGGTGCGCCGGCGTTGTCTTTAAATTTGCCGGTCAAAATGTGGATAATGTCAATAATAGAGCCGATAAAGAAGAAATTCATGGTAAAAAGGGCAACAATGCCGCGGCCGATGCGGCCGACATAGAAATAGTGCGCACCGAAGCAGCCCAGGAACAGGCACAGGAAAAAAGCCACCCATTTCTTTTTATCGCTGGTAACAGTAACATAGTTTGACATAATGATAGACCTCCTGATTATTTCAACATCCTATATAAACCGGCGTTGCCGGTGTGATACGGTAAAATATTACCAAAATAAAGCAAAATGCACGAAAAAGGCCGCATAAATAATGCCACGCCCCGGTGCAGATAAAGTTCTTTAATCTATCCCCGGTGCTACACTTCATCTTGTAAAGATGAAGTGTAGCACCGGGGTAGCGTCTTTGTTTGACAAAGACGGGCGTGGGCCTGGGTTCACTCCCCTTTACTGCTGTATTGCAGCTGATTTGCAATGCAGCGCCGGACCGTATCGCGGCCGCGGGCGTCCAGCAGGCGGTAGTCTTTTACCACTTCGGCTTCTTCAGCACTAAGCGCCGTCTTGGGTTCTTCAATTTGCACATGTTCGCCATTGACTGCATGCTCGCCGGTGTTCAGGTATTCCAGATCGACCTGCAGGCCGCTAGCGATTTTGAACGCCACATCAAGGGCGACGCTTTTCTGCTTGCGGTTGATGACGCTGCGGATCGTGCTGTCAGAAAGGCCACAGGATCGCGCAATGTCAGGAATTGAAAGGGAGCGATCTTCCATGATTTGAAGCAGAACTTTGTAAAACTCCATTGTATTCACCTCGCTATGTTGATTTTTATTATACTACGATTTTCACGCATTGCAAGAAAAATTTTAAAAACCATCTTGACAATTCACGCAATGCGTGGTATATTGCAAACATCAAATCGCGCATTGCGTGATTTCGGGAGGGATAAAAATTGAAAACACCCACGATCAAATACGAGAACATGCGGGTCGAGATGGCCAGAAAAGGCATTGGCGTGCAGGACATTGCCAAGTGCCTGGATAAAAACCGCGACACGGTAGGCCGAAAGCTGGCCCGGAAGTCTCCCCTGCAGCTTGATGAAGCCTTCATCATCCGGGACACCTTCTTCCCTGATTGCGACATTTCCTACCTATTCAAGGAAGCCATGGGCAACGGCCCTGGCGCAGCATGAGCGATTGGAGATGATACCGATGGAACAGCCCAAAACCTTGGTGGAATTGCTGAACATGGACTTCCCTGCCAGCAAGACCATCAACATTGAATATGAAGCTGACGACGAAGAAGCTGCTGATAGTGGCGCAACGTCCGATACTCTGCCCCAGTAAGCCCGCAGAATTGCAGCTGATATTCGCATGCAATCAGAAGTGTCTGGGCCTGCTGACCATCAAGCTGCGGCACCTTGCTACGCAGCAGCGGCACAAGGTTGTGCGCTACCGCCTGACAACGGTTCATACGAATAGGATCGGCACCAGAAAAGTCAGATGCCGGTGCAAGCGAAAATGCCACCAGCGCGGCGCATAACACATTACAATCAAATTTTGAAATTTTCATTTTAACACATCCCTTGCAATTTTGAACAATTGGAGACGATGAAAACGGACACAAAAGAAAGGCAGACACCAACAGGCATAAAGAAGCGCTGGCGCGGACGGAACGTGGCGGGAGCCTTACTCTATTTTCTGAATCTTATTGCCAGCGCAGCATGGTTTTTCTTTCTTGGCTGCATAGTCAGTGCCGTGCTGAAAAGGCTGTAATTCCGTGATTTGTGTGGATTATACCACACCCGAAAAAATCTGTACAGAACCACTGCCAGCCATGCACGAAAAAACAGGCGGGGCACTGCCAGCCATAGTCGAAAAAAGGCGTTGAAACAACGTAGTACGGTGAAAAAATGAAATCATCAGCAACACAAAAAAAGCCAAAAGGGCGCTATCTTGTGGCATTTTTGGTGGACGACCAGGCAGTGGCAGAGGCCGCCTGCCAGGAAATCCACAATCTGGTGCGGTACAAGAGCGGTGCCACCAAAGGCATACCGCATGTGCTGGTTATAAAAGAGAACCCGCCCACAGACTTGGTGGAGCTGGGCACACGCCGGAGAACCCCGGCAGGAGGCAAACACCATGGAGAATAAAAACGGGCTGAACGCCCTGCTGGTTCCGGGTGCACATCTGGATGAGTACATTAAAGCTGTTGCGGCACAATACCGCAGCGACCTGACCGCCACCTACGGCACCCTGCAAAAAGCCGTGGCGCTGCTGGAAGACATGGCGTGCGGCGGCTACACCCCGGAAAAGCAGCAGGCCGTGCAGCACATTGCCTACGTAATGATGTGCTACACGACCAGCAAAGACTGGGGCTATGACGGTCCACAGCTGGACGACGCCAAGGAGATCGGCTGCCGGGTGAAAGACCTGCCGCTGGACAAAAGGCTGCTGGAACTGATGGGCGACTATGGCGAGGTGCCGACAAGCTGCCATGTGGACGGCACCACCATGGAGGTGGCCTACTGGTGTGTGTACGGCAAGAAAAACCGCGAGATCATAAAGCACACGGCAGAGCTGGCCCGCCAGGGGTGCATTTTTGTGGGCCTGGTGCGCAGCCTGGCAACGCCGAAAGAGGGCTGACTATGGCGGCCCGCATTACACTGACCAGCGGAGAACTGCCAGACGGAACGCCCATTGAACCGGGCACCGTGCTGACGGATACCGGGGCCGCCAAGCTGGCCCCGCTGCTGGCCGAACTATTTAAAGCCGCGCTGGCGGCAGAAGAAAGGACCCAGAACGATGGAAATGCAGGTACTTAACGATATGACCGAAGTGCTGCGGGCCTGCCGCACCGAAACCGACAGCCCGGCGGAACAGGTGGCCATGCTGGCCGAGCGCGCTGCCCGCGCCGAGCGGGTAGCCGCCAAGCGACAGGCCGATAACGACCAGCTGCAAGGGCTGTACCAGGCAGCGTCCCGCCGCGCCGCCCGTGAGTGCAAGCGGGCCAACGTGGCCGAGCAATGCCAGGAAACCGCCGAAAAGGCGCTGTTTTACTGGCGCTTTGCCACCGTGGCCATGGTGCTGGCGCTGGCGCTGCTGATCGGTGCCTACATGGTGGCGTTGAGCGATGTGAGCTACTGGCAGACCAAGGCCGAGAACCCCGGCACCCACGCCGCCGCAAGCAGCATCACCTACGACTACGACATGCAGAAAGCCGTGGTGTGGTACAAATGACCATCCTGGAATACCTGCAAGATATGGAACTGGAAGACCGGGTGGCCCTGGTAGGCTGTGCCGACAACGCCTTGCGCGGGCTGCGGAACTGCACCGCCAAGACGGCCGCCACCAGCTTTTTGCACTGGGCCTGCCCGGAATACCTGGCCGGCCAGCTGGGGCTTGCGTTCGAGTGCAGCAGCCCTGCCAGCAACAACGACGCCCGCTGTGAGCGGTGCGCCGCCGCCTTTTTACAGATGCAGATGCCAAACACAGGGAGGGCCAGACGATGGAAACCATGAGTACACACGAGGCGGTGGCATGGATCATTGCCGCCGCCAAGGAAAACGCCCGGCTGTACCATGACACGCTGCACAGCATCGTGGGCGTGTACAACCCCGGCATGCGCGGGGCACTGATCTGCACCGCCGCCGAACAGGCCGGGCTGCTGGGCGGGTACAAGGATTCGCTGCAATTTCTGATGAAGGCAGGCCTGGTGCCTGATGACCTAAAGGAAGAAGCCGAAGAGGTGATGAAACTATGATTTACACCGTTCTGCTGTACCTGATCTGCGCTGCCGCTGTTGCGCTGGGCCTTTGGGCCGCCTGGCAAAGCGGCAAGGATGTAGGCTACCGCAACGCCATGCGGGACGCCGAAGTGCTGCACGATGACACCCGCGAAACCGTGCTGCAGCACAAGGTGGACGAATGAGCGCCCCGGCGGATGAGCGCAGGCAGCTGATCGACCAGCTGGCGGCGCTGGTGGTGGAAGACCGGCGGGAAGCCGCCGCCAAAGAGCGGGACCCGCGCAAAACGCCCTACTACCTGCTGAACATCAGCCACCCGGTGCTGCGCCAGTTCTACCTGGACTACATGAGCAAAACCGGCGAGACCTCCCCGCCCGGCGACCTGGGGCGGACAAGGTTTGAACTGTCCATGCTGCACCCCGCCGTGCTGCGCAGCCTGGCAGAACATTATAAAAGGAATGGAAGGCTGCAAAATGATGGGTAATGCAAGAGACCGCAAAGAGGGCAGCTACTGCTTTAACTGCAAGTTTTGGCGCGGTGGTGACACACCTATGGAGCCGGACGGCACCCCTGCAGAGGGCTGGTGCGGATTTACACTGGCAGATGGGGCCCAGCTGTACCATGATACACTGGGAGTCACAAAATCAAATAACTGGTGCTGCCTGTGGATGGCAAGAAAGGACGGAAACCACATGAACGAAACCGAAGAAACAACGCCCGGCGGGCTACCGGAGTGCCCATATCAGATCGGCAAGCTGGCCTATATGGTCGCAATCGGCAGTGCGGTATCGATCAGCATCGGGAACGGCAACAGGGTCGAAAAAATGCAGATGCCCTATGTAATGGCCGCAACCGTCGATGTTTTAATGACCGATGGAGAAAAATGGATCCCCTGCCGCAAGGACGAATACGGGGAAATTGAACCGCTGGCCAACACCTGCGGGGCTGTGTTCGGTGCTGTGTATGCGACCAGAGAAGATGCAGTGAAAAATTTAAACGAACTGGTTGAAAGTTACCAGAAAGGCGAACGCAACTACTTAAAGTAACACCCCGCCCAGGCGGGGCTATATGAGCCGCCAAGGCCGCATGAAGCTGCGGCGGCACCGCCCACAGCTGCCGCGTGGGTAAGTTCGGCAGCGCCCTACTGCGTGGGCAAACCGCAGGCCCTGCCAGGCCACCCAAGAGCCTGACGGGCGCAAGAGGGCAAGCGGATTTTCTGCATGTTGCCGCTTCCCTGCTGCCTGGCCGCTTCAGCCGCTGCCAGGCAGCCACATGGTGCGCGTACAGTTACCGGCAGGGCTTCCAGACCCCGCTGCCCGGATCAACACCGAGGTGCACCACCATAACAGGCATAGGAGGTCAAGCCCATGAAAAGAAGCTGCTACCAGTGTGCTGACAGATACCCAGGCTGCCACGGGACATGCCCGCGGTATGCGGCCGAGGACGCTGCCAACGAACGCCGGAAGGCCTACGACCGGCAGTTTGGATATGTAGACAGCATGCCGCAGACCACCACCTACCTGAAAAAGACGCTTGCCCCCAAACGGTGCGGCGGCCAACAGTGACAGAAAGGACGAAACGACCATGACCAGAAAAAAGTGCATTAAAATCTTGATGAACGTAGTGGCGGAAAGCCGATACCGTGAAGCCGCAGACCTGTTCACCCGTTCGAGGGAGGCAGCACAGCAAGTGCACGTGAATGTCAGCAACAAGGAATTGCTGGGCAGGCTGTTGGGCTGTGCCATTCGTGCGGGTGCCAATTATGGCGAAGTAGAATTGCAGGCCCGCGCCTTTTGCTGGCTTGTATGGTTAAACAACAAGGAAGCCGGAAAGCATGACCGCCTGATGGGCGGGCCGCGGGAAAATATTACACAATAAAACAAGGCCGCAGCCCCCGTGCGAAAGGGGCTGCGGCCTTACCAGAACCAAGTATCTACCTATATTATATAGTGCTGCCATGCCGCTGTCAATGCGCAGTGGGCATTTTAACGGTCCGAAAAGGGGCCGCTGGGGCGGCTTGTATAGGGGTTATTTTTAGCATCACTCCCACCCTGGAAAGAAAAAGGCCAGGGCGGGTGTGGCCGGACGGAGGGAACGAAGTGCGACCGCCAACGAAGAAACAATACATCCGGGAACAGAAAACCATCTGCGGGAAGAATTACGCGGAAGTGGATTTCTGCTGGATCGGCGAAAAGGAACACCGAGCCGGTACACGCGGCCGCAAGCGCTTTGCCAGCAGCCTAGCCCAGCAGGGCCGCAACGCCGAGCGGGCCAGGCGGACGCTGGTACAGCTGTTAAACACAAATTTCGATGAACAGGGTTTTTCCCTGACCCTGACCTACGAAGACATCTATCTGCCCGGCGGTGACGATGCCGCATGGCTGGACGTGCAGAACTACCTACAGCGCATACGCCGATGGCTGAAAAAGCAGAAATGGCCGAACGCCGGCAAGCTGAAGTGGGTATGCGTGACCGAGAATCAGGAAGCTGACCCAGCCCACGGGCTGAAAGAGGTGCGCTATCACCACCACATGGTGTTGCAGGTGGATGGCCTGACCCCGGAACAGCGCGCCGCCCTGCGTGATGCGCTGGAAAACCTGTGGAGCTCCGGCACCAACCGCTACCGCGAACCGCTGGGAACTGTAAACGCCGACCGCCTGCAGCCGGAGCATGACAGCCTGGAGGGCATTGCCAAGTATCTGCTGAAAAGCCCCAGGCGGAAAAAACGATGGCATGCCAGCCGCGGCCTGGAGCGCCCGGCCTACCCCAGACCAAACGACACACACTGGACACCCCGGAAGCTGGCAGACGCCTGCACCACGCTGGTGGATGATGCCGGATTCTGGGAACGCCGCTACCCAGGATACAGATTTCTGGGGGCCGTGCCCAGCTTTTGCGAAGAACGGGCAGAATGGCGGCTATACATAAAGCTGCGCCGAAAGCGCAGGTAAACCAAGCTATCCCCCGCCACCCCGGCGGGATGATATAAAACCAGAACCAAGGAGTGCGACAAAATGAACGAAAAGCAGAAAGTGCTGCGGCTGATCGAAGCTATGCAGCAGAAAGAAAAAGACGGCAGCCTGCTGTGGTGCGTGGCCGAAGACCTGAAGACCATGGCCAGCAGCCTGACCGATGATGAAGCCAAGCTAGTGGCCACCGACCTGGAAGCAGGCACCCACGACCTGGCAGCCTGTGAAAAAGAAATCAGGGCCTACGCCTACAAGCGCAAAGACGGCAAGGCGGCCTGCTGCCCCGGTCCCATGGTGCCGAAGATCCTGCGCAAGTGCTTCGGCCTGCCGGAAGGAAACGCCAAGGCGGTGCAGCCAGCCCCGGAACCTGTACAAGCCCCGGCGGAACCGGCCAAGCCGAAGCGCAAGCGCTTGGACATCCTAGACTTTATGTGAGGGGGCGGCTGCTATGCGGACAACGGAAGAATACGCGGCCATGATCCCCGCCGCCCCGCCTTTTGACCTGGTGGGATACCTGCGCGAAAAAGGCAAAATGCAGACCGAAGTCATCAGCTACAAGTGGCTGGGGCGTGATGATGCAGACAGCTGGCTTGATTGCGAGGACTGCCAGACCGATTTGCGGCCCAGTGCGGCCACAAAATCGGCCCTGCTATGGTGCAGTGCATGCGGCGGGCGCTTTTTGGCGGAATATCTGCCGCGCGAAAACGCAGCGGCCTGCCACGCAGGGAGCTGCGCGGGATACAGCGGCGTGCAGATCGCTGATGCGGAAGTAATGGAGATCATCCGTTACAGGGAGTACGACAAACTGTGCTGCCCACTGTGCGGGGCGGAAGCGGTTTTGTACAGCACCAACAGCCTGCGGTATGGCCTGGGCAATCAAGAATTTGTAGTAGTGCCTACTGTAGCGGAAAGCTGCCTGGTGCTGACCCAGTGGTGCATTGAGCGGCGGATTTACGATGGACGCGCCGCCATGTGCGAAACCGCTGTAAATGCCTATATAGCAGTCGGCGGCAAGATCATCAAACTGGCGCACTACCAGCGCAATGCTATGGCAGGTACATGGCAGAGCCTTGGCGAGTGGAAGCGCCGGGCGAAAGTGGCGGACGACATCGGCGCGCCGCTGATGTATGGGCGCGACCTACCGGACCTGGCGGGCACCTGCGTGGAAAATGCAAAGTTGTGGGAGTACATGGAACAGGCAGAAGCCGGAGAAACAGCCTACCCTGTAGCCTACCTGCGGCTGTATTTTAAACACCCGGCGGTTGAAAACCTGATAACCGCCGGGCTGGGCAAACTGGTGGGCACCGGCATCAGGGACGACCACCGCCGTAGGTACGGCTATGGGTACAGTACCGGCAGCATGACAGCCGCGCCAAAGCTGGACTGGGTAAACTGGAAAGAAAAGCGCCCGGCCCAGATGATCGGGCTGGATAAGCAACAGCTGAAAACCTGGCAGCAGATGGGCTTTGGGCTGGCCTGCCTGGAAGTGTGGAAAAAGCACAAACTGGCAAACGACATCAGCTTTGCAGACTGCTGCACCCTGATGGCCGCAGTGGGGCCGACTTCGGCAGATGAAATCCTGATGGCCGGTGTGCCGCCCATCCGCACCGCCAACTATTTAAAGCGCCAGAACCAGGCGTGGAACTACCTGGAAGATTATTGGCGCATGGCCAGACTGGCCGGGTATGACCTGGATCAGGATGCGGTGCGCTGGCCAAAGGTCCTGCAACGGGCACATGATCGTGCGGCAGCCGCCGTGAAGTATCAGAAAATCAACAGCCACACGAAGGAAGCCTTTGCCAAGATGACGGCACGGTGCCAGGGCCTTGCCTGGGAGCATGACGGCATTTGCATACGACCGGCAGCCAGCCCGCTGGAGCTGATCGAAGAGGGCAACACGCTGCGGCACTGCGTGGGCGGGTATTCGGAAAGCCACGCAATGGGCAAAATCATCCTGTTTGTACGGCACACACGGAGGCCAGACCGCAGCTGGTACACCCTGAACATCAATGTGCTGACCAAGGAAGAGATACAGCTGCATGGGTACAGGAATGAGATGGTGGACGGCAAACGGTTGAAAATTCCCCAGCGGGTCCGGGAATTTGTGGACCTGTGGGAGCGCGAAGTGCTGGCTGAGTGGCAGCTGCCGCCGGAAAAGACCGCACCTAAGAAAAAATCAAGATTCGCGGCGGCTGCGTCCGTGGCGTGATGGGAGGACGACACATGAAATACGACACTGAACAGATGACCTTTATCGGCACGGCGGGGACGGCGGAAGAATCGGCGGCGCTGGCCCTGCATTATGAGATCATGGCGGCCGCACAGACGGCTGCCGCTAGTCTGCTGGACCTGGCCCGCAAGATCAAGCGCATGCGGGACACAAGCGGCTACAAGGCGCTGGGTTTTGATAGCCTGGAAGCCTACACCATGGCCACCATGGGCATGAAACAGCGCCAGGCCTACAACTACATCGCCATTGCCGAAAAGCTGCCCGCGCAGCTGATCGAACAGAACGCGGCGGCTGGTGTCACCAAGCTGGCCCTGCTGGCGCAGTTGAGCGGGCAGGAACAGCAGCAGATTGCAGCTGAAACCAACCTGACAGACACGACCGTGGCAGAGTTGAAGGCACAGATCAAAGAGCTGCAAGCCAAAAACGCCGGGTATGCCGAACAGTTAAGCCTGCTGCAAGATCAGCAGCCGGTGGCGGATGCCCAGGCCGAAGAAGTGGACATGGATGCCCTGCGGGAAGAAATCCGCGCCGAGGTAAAGGCAGAAATGGACAGCCTGCATCAGGCAGACGCCAAGATGGCCGAACTGAACCAGAAAGAGCGTGACGAAGCTGTGAAAGCAGCCAAGGATGCCCGCGAAAAGCTGGAAGCGGCACAGCAGGCTGCCGAAGATGCTGCCAAAGCCCATGCGGCCGAGCTGGAAAGAATCAAGCAGCAGGCCCAGGAAGAAGCCGCGGCGGCCCGCCGCCAGGCAGAAGAAACCGCCCGGCGGATGGATATGGCGGCGGATGAAAGCGCTGTGCGCTTCGGGCTGCTGTTTGACCAGCTGCAAGATGCCGCCGGAAAGGTGCTTGACCTGGCGGACACAGTGCAGGCCGCCGGCGACACAGAAAAGGCCGGGAAGTTCCGCGCCGCCCTTCGCCGGGCGCTGCTGGCCCTGGCCGATGAAGCAGAGGGGGTGCAAGACTAATGGCACAGGCTTTTGCTGATGGCGTCCGCCTGGGCGTTATGGCCATGGGCGCTGTAGTTGGGTTTTGCGGGCTGTTGACGATTGGGTGCTGGATCGTGGCGGCTGCCATGGCGGTGATGGACCGCCTGACACACAGAAAGTAACGGAGGTACACACGCATGGGCAAAAACAAGCGGCTGCCGAACGACACTGTGCTGGCTGCATTGCAGCTGGTACGCGGCCAGGACCGGCGCAAGGCTGAGTACAAAGAGAAAGTGCGAGAGATCATTTCCCGCACAGGAGCCAGCTTCGTGGATACGCAGAACCGCGCAGGCCAGCCTGTGCGTGTGTACATGCCACATGCCAAGGGCGGCACCAGCAACACCACCGCCGACAAGGCTGAAGCCATAGACCAGCTGGAACAGCAGCGGGATGTGCAGATCATGCGTGCCATTGACGCTGCCACCGAGGCTATAGGGGCAGACATACAGGACGGTGACACACGTCAGGCGCTGCAAAAGGCCGTTGCACTCAACTGCACAGATTCCAGAATCTGGGTGTATGAACGCCTGGAAGTGCCGGGGATCAGCAGGCGGGAGTTCTACCGCAGACGGCGCAGATACCTGGAAGATGTGGCCATCCGCGTGGGCCTGGGCTGAAAACTTGGCACTGTGCAAGAATTTTATGTGCTAAAATTAGTATCATAGAGAATTGGGAGGACAGCAAAGTGGCTGCCCTCTTTTTGTTTGGAGGTGCAGCAGATGGACAGAGAGACCAAGCAGAAGGCGCGCGTCAAGCGCCGGTGCACTGGCTGCGTCTGGCGGCTGCGGGATGCAGACAGCAAGGCCTGTTCCCTGCCGCGCTGCGTCAATGCAGGCATCCGTCTGGGGCCTGATGGCTGCTGGACCTACAGAAAGCCCGTGAAGAAATGCAAGTAAGCTGCAAGTGGTGCGGCCGCATGCACCCGCGTGGCTATGTGTGCCCGCGCAGGCCAGCGCGTACCAAGAGGGGCACAGAACAAACCGCTGCGCGAAACACCTACAGGTGGCAGAAGACCCGCGCTGAAGTGTACCAGCGAGACCACCAGCTGTGCAGGCTGTGCCTGGCCGAAGGGCGGATCACCACAAGGAACTTGCAGGCGCACCACATCATACCGCTGAAAGAAAGCACAGCGACAGCCTACGATACAGAATGGATCATCACCCTGTGCAGCGGCGCAGCAGACAGCTGCCACGAGCGGGCAGAGCGTGGGGACGTGAGCCGGGAACTGCTGCACCGGCTGGCCATGGATCCTGTCGAAGCGTCCCTGCCGCCGCGCGCGGGGCCGTCTGGCGGGCCTGTGGGCACCTGACGGGACCATGGACACCCCCCTGGGGGTGCTGGCCCGGTGGGGCGGCCCTCCTCCACACCACGCGTCCAGATAGATTTTTTAATTTTTTTAGAAATGGGAAATGGGCGCGCGGGCGCGTTGTAATGCGCGGTATATACGGGCGCGCGCATTAGTACCTGCGTGCGTGAGAGATGGCACGAAAATGCGCCATAAATAACAACAAAACGGGGAAAATGCCCCGGCGGGATGGCTGAAAACAGCCAAGAAATACGCATGATGCCCAGCGGGGCAACACATACTGGCAGGCGGCACGGCCGATAGGTGCGGATGCCTGGCGGGCTGAAATTTTGAGAGAAAGGGGCGGGATCATGGGGAGACCGGCAAAGGCGATTGGCGCGGCGGATGGAGCCAGGACAAAAGAAGAAATCGAGACCCGGAAGCAGACGGAAGAAAAGCTGAAGGGCGGCGACAAGCCGAAAGTAACCTGCCCCGGCTACCTGACGCCGAGCCAACGGAAAATCTTTAACAAGATCAAGAAGCTGCTGGTGGATGCAGGGGCGGCGGGCAGCTGTGATGGCTGGGTCATCGCCTTTTGCGCGGTGGCCATTGACCGAGTGGCTGAAATTGACGCCGATGCAAACCGCACCATAGTCAGGCGGACCGACAAAGACATTGTGGCCGCCCGCAGCAAGTACATGGCCGACTTTTACCGATGCTGCAATGAGCTGTGCCTGAGCCCCCAGGCACGGGCCAAGCTGGGCGTGGCAGCTGCCAAGGCCAAAGCCCAGGAAAAAGACCCTCTGCTGGCCATTTTGCAGGACGATGACGGTTAAACAGCACCCGGCGTATAAGTACGCCAAGCTGGTACTGGCAGGGACCGTGCCGAAGCATTGCGAGGGGGTACGGCAGCCTGTTGGGCGGTACGTCCGCAAGCAGGCGGCCGAGTTTATCCGCATTGCGGACGGCAAAGACCCGAAATACTGCATCAATGAAAAGCGCCTGGCCAAGATCACCAAGCTGTTGAAGGTGATGCGGATGCCCAGCGGCCTGCGGGCCGGGGTGAGCGTGTATGACGCTACTGTGGGCTACCAGTGGCTTTTCTATGTGTCGGTGCTGTGCGTGGTGCACAGGGCCGATAAAAAGCACCGGCGGTACGAAACGGCCGTGCTGGAAATCTGCCGCAAGAATTTCAAGACCTTTACGGTGGCAACCGTCTTTATTTTGCTGATGCTGCTGGAACCGCGGTTTAGCAAGCTGTTTTCGGTAGCACCTGATGGGGCACTGTCCCGCCAGGTGCAGGAAGCCATTAAGAAAATTTTGCAAAGCTCCCCCCTGCTGATGCCGCCGGATGAGCCGGAAAAGTATTTCCGCACCCTGATGGACAAAATCAGCTGCAAGCTGACCGACACGGAATATGTGCCGCTGAACTACAGCAACAGCCGTCTGGACGGCCGCGAGCCTAACGTCTTTCTGGTGGATGAAGCCGGGGACCTGCCGAACGCATACGCCATAGAAGCCATGCAATCCGGCCAGGTGTCCATCCTGAACAAGCTGGGCTGCATTATCAGCACCAAGTACCCAAGAGCCAACAGCGCTTTTGAAGACATTGTGAGCTACGACAAAAAGGTGCTGGATGGCCTGCTGGATGACGAAACGGTGTTTGCGCTGCTGTATGAGCCGGACGAAGAGATCACTGACGAATGGGCCACAAACCCGGACGTTATGGCGCAAAGCAATCCGGCGGCACTGGAAGTGCCGGAAATCTGGGAAAACCTGCTGGCAAAGCGCCAGCGCGCCATTGACCTGCCCAGCGCGCGGGAAAACTTTTTGACGAAGCATTGCAACATCATTTACCAGGGCAACGCTGGCGAACAGTTTGTGGCGGTGGATCAGCTGAAAGCATGCCGGGTAGAAAAGATCGACTGGGCGGGCATGGCCGTGTATGTGGGCGTTGACCTGGCCATGAGCAACGACAACTGCGCCGTGGCCTTTGCGGGCCTACTGCCAGACAACAAAGTGGCCGTGCAGGTTATGGGCTTTATCCCGGAAGGCAAAATCGAAGAGAAAACTGCACTGGAAAAGTTCGACTATAAGCGGGCGATCCATGACGGAGAGTGCATAGCCTGCGGCGAAAGAATCGTGGACTATGACCGCATAGAAAACTATGTGTTTGACCTGGCCGAAAAATACGGCGTGACCGTGATGCAGATCGGCTACGACCGATACAATGCCATAAGCAGCGCCCAGAAGTGGGAGAACGGCCGCCCCGGCAGGGACGGCCGGGAAGCCTGCCCCGGCATTGAGACCGTAGAAGTACGCCAGCACAGCGATACGCTGCACATGCCCACCAAGCTGTTTTGTGAGCTGGTGGAAAGTGGGCGGCTGGCCTATGTGGCCAACAGGCTTTTTGAAGTGAACGTGGAAAATGCGAAATGCACCTATGACACCAACATGAACCGCTATGTAAACAAAAAGCGCAGCAACGGCAAGGTGGACTGCGTGATGGCGGTAATTGATGGACTGTACCTGCTACAGCAGAATGAAATACTGGACGATTCCGGGGGCGGCTTTGTATGCCAGGTGTGTTGATAGCGTTTTGCATTTAACTGCAAGGGGGAGATTTTACGGAAATGAAATTGGAACGCGCCGAGCTGCGGGCCGCTGTGCAGGCGACCGAAGCGGCCGCGAAAGATACCGGCGGCAAAGTGATGGACGCAAGTTTCGCCGAGTTCCTGGGCATACTGAACGGCGTGGACAGGATCAGCAAGACCACGGCCATGAATATACCGGCCGTGGCGGGCGGCATTGAGTTCATCACCGCGCAGGCGGCTGCTGTCCCCTTCCGGCTTTACCGGCGCACGGACAAGGGGCTGGAAGAAGTGAAAAAGGATGAACGGGCCGAAGTGCTGAACTACGACACCGGCGACCTTTTGAGCTGTGCCGAGATGCTGCAAAGCCTGTACAGAGACTACCTGCTGGCCGGGAATGGCTACCTGTACATAAACAGGCGGGGCAACCACCTGGTAAGCCTGCACTATGTAGATTGCGACCAGGTGGCCGTAACGGTAGACCCTGACCCGATTTTTAAAAGCGGGCATGTGCATGTATACGGCCAAGCCTATAGGCCGTGGGAGTTTATCAGGCTATGCAGACACAGCGTGGACGGCATGCGCGGCACGGGCATTTTGGAGGAAAACAGCAAGATGCTGGCCCTGGCCTGGGCCACGCTGGTGCTGCAAAACAGCATTATGAAGGGCGGCGGCAATGCCAGGGGCTTTTTGACCTCTGACAGGAACCTGACAGACCCGCAGTTGGCAGCCCTGAAAAAAGGCTTTGCCGAGCTGTACCGGGCTGATGGAAACGGCGTTGTTGTGCTGCAAAAGGGCCTGGATTTTAAACAGGCAAGCAACACTGCGGTGGAAATGCAGCTGCAAGAGATCGTGCAGCAGAACCGCCAGGAAATCATGCTGCTGTTGGGTGTGCCCTATGAGGTTATAAACGGCCACGGAACCGAAGATCAGTTTAATGCCGCGATCCAGCGGGCGGTCGTGCCGGTCATCACTGCCATGGAAACGGCGCTGAACCGGGACCTGCTGCTGGAGAGCGAAAAAGGCAGCCTGGTATGGCGCGCCGACACCACCGAGCTGACCAAGGGTGCCATCAAGCAGCGGTACGAAGCCTACAAGGTGGCCACCGAAGGCGGCTGGATCGGCAAGAATGAAATCCGCCAGCGGGAAGGTTTGCCGGTTGTGGAAGGGCTGGACATCATCGGCATGAATCTGGCCGACGTGCTGTTTGACATGAAGACCGGCACCTTCTACACACCGAACACCGGCAGTGTGATGGATGGAAAAGAGCCTGTACCGGGTGATGCTTCCCCTGCCCCGGAGGATCAGCCGCCTGGAAAAGAAAACTTGCCAGACGATGGCAGCGATGCTATACTGGAAGCACGAAACCGGGACTACAGGCGGGACGATAAAGGCCGCTTTGCCTACAGCGGCGGCCGGAAGAAGCACACCAAGACAAAGTATGCACCGAGCCGCAGGAAGAACGCTTCCAAAGTGAACCTGAAGCCGGAAAAATACGCACAACTGTCCGGTGCTTTTAAAACCAAGCACCCGCAGGCAAAGCCCGCTGATGGCATTTTGACCGTCAGTGATGGAAAATACCTATATTACGCAACAGCGGCAGAAAACGGCGGCATCCATGTAAAAGGCCGCCAGAAAATCAAGTGAGGGAACCACCATGTACAGGGATGCCTATGTGGATGAAATGGAACAGCGCTTTGCTGACTACCTGAACAGCAAAAACATAGACGAGGTAGAGGGCGCACAATCCATCATTTACGGCTGCAGCCAGTACCACATCGAGGATAAGGCCAGGGCTTTTCTTGAAAAGAACCCATCCCCCACGGGCCGGGAACTGCTGGAATTTTGCTTTGAAGCGATTCCTGAAGGACTATCCCCGGAGGATGACGGCGAAGACCTGATGGATGAAGACGAAGGAACCGCCACCACCTTTGAACTGGAGATGGTGGCGCAGCTGGCAAACCGGCTTGCTGATGTAGAGCGGACAGGGCTTGACGATGCAATGGCCTTTACCGCCGCCTGCGAGGACCAAGGCTTGCAAGACGCGGCCATGGACTATGTAACAGAACGCGAAAGCCTGACCGTGCAAGACCTGTGGCACTGGCTGGCCAGGATGACGCCGGACGAATAAAACCGAATAACCCACAAGCACGATGCAGTTTTGCACCGTGCTTTTATTTTTGCCCGGAAAGGGGGTGATCCGATGAAAGTTGAACGCAGAGGGAACCAGATACACCTGCATGGGTATGTGTGCGCAGCGGGCCGGGAAAGCCGGGTACTGCACCACCCCACCCATGGGGATTTTGTGGAGACCGTGGAGCCGGGCACCTTCGCCAAAGCACTGGAAGCGGCCGAGGATGTGAAGCTGACGCTGAACCACGGCCGGGAGCTGGGCAGCACCCGCAGCAACCTTGCGCTGGCAGAAGATGCCATTGGCCTGAAAGCGGATGCCTGGACGGATGATGCCGAGGTCATGCGCGCCGCAGAGCGCGGCGAGCTGCGTGGCTGGTCATTCACCTTCCGCCCGCGCCCCGGCGGGGATGTGTGGGAGGATGGCAAAGACGGCCGACCTGCCAAGCGCAGCCTGCGGGACATTGCGCTGGACGAAGTGGCCGTGCTGACCATTACCCCGGCCTACATTGCCACCACCGTGGACGCAGAGACCCGCAGCGAAGATGGGGCCGCCCTGGTATGCACCGAGGTGCGCAGCCTGGAAGACCCCGCCGAGAAAACCGAAAACACCGAAATCCGTGCCCAGGACAGGGCGCGGCTGGAACTGATGAAACTGGAGGTATGAACCATGAAAAAGTTGAAAGCCCTGATCGAGAAGCGCAACGCCAACCTGGAGGCCATGGGCAAAATGCTGGACCTGTGCGAGGCGGAAAACCGCGCTTTTACCGATGAAGAAAAGAAAACCTATGACACCATGATGGCCGAGACCCGCAGCCTGGCCGACACCATCCACGCTGCCGAACAGGTGGAGGGCATGAGCATGGAACACGAGATCGACCCGGCCAAGCTGGGCAGCGAGGCCCGCAGCCAGGAAGCCGCCACCAAGATCGAGCTGGAAGAGCGCCGCGCCTTTGAAGACTACCTGCGCCACGGCGATGCCGTCACCCCCGGCGAACAGCGCGCAGCCACCAACATGACCAAGGGTGCAAATGGTGCCATTATCCCCCGCACCATCGCCCAGAAGATCGTCAAGCAGGTTTACAACATCTGCCCCATCTACGCCAAGGCCAGCCACTACAACGTGAAGGGCCAGCTGGACATTCCCTACATCGACACCAGTGCCGGGGACATCACTGTGGCGTACAAGGATGAGTTCAGCGAGCTGGTAAGCAGCGCAAACAAGTTCGGCAGCGTGACCCTGACCGGCTTCCTGATCGGCGCCCTGACCCTGATCGGCCGCAGCCTGATTAACAACAGCGACTTCGATGTTGTTTCCATCGTCATTGACCACATGGCCGAGAACTGGGCACGCTTCATCGAGAAAGAGTGCCTGAAGGGCACCACCGGCAAAGTAACCGGTGCCCTGCCCGGCGTTACGGCTGACCAGACTGTCACTGCCGCCAAGGCCACCGCCCTGACCGCGGATGAACTGATCGACGTGCAGGAAGCCGTGCCGGATGTGTACCAGCAGGGTGCTATCTGGATCATGAGCAAAAAGACCCGCGCCGCGATCCGCAAACTGAAAGACAACGAGGGCCGCTATCTGCTGAACACCGACCTGAACGCGCCCTGGGGCTACATCTTGCTGGGCAAGCCGGTTTTTGCCTCTGACAGCATGGACGACATGGCTGCAGGTAAGGACGCTGTGCTGTACGGCGACATGAGCGGCCTGGCTGTGAAAGAGATCGAGACCATGGAGATCGAAGTGCTGCGCGAGCATTTCGCAACCCAGCATGCCGTTGGCGTTGTGGGCTGGGCCGAGCTGGACGCCAAGGTGGAGAACGCCCAGAAGCTGGCCAAGCTGACCATGGCAGCGTCCTGATCTGCTGTGAGGTGATGGCCGCATGATGATCCCGGAAGTACGGGTGGAGACCGTGGCAGGATACTGCCGCATTGACACACCCCTGGATGACGCTGACCGGCAGGTGCTGGAAAACATCATCATGCCCGCCGCCAAGGCCCACATGGTGACGTACACTGGCCAGAAGGAAGAAGAGCTGGACAAGCATGCAGAGCTGACCATCGCCTACCTGGCGTTGTGCAGCTTTTTGTATGATAACCGCAGCCTGGGCGCCGTGACAGACCAGAAGCAGAACGAACTTGTGGCCAGCTTTTTGGATGGCTACAACCTGAACTTGATGGCCTGGGAGGTGTAGCCATGGAAGCGGGAAACCTGCGCCACAAGATTACCTTGCAGCGCCCGGCGGGCGGTGATTTGAGCGACCCGAACGGCGCCACCGAGTGGGAAGACTACGCCACCACCAACGCCAGTGTGCTGCCGCTGCGCGGCCGGGAGCTGTGGGAAGCCCAAGCGGCCCAAAGCACCATTGACCACCGCATTATTTTGCGGTGGCGGCCCGGCGTAAAGCGCAGCACCCGTGTGCTGCTGGGCAACCGCAAGTTTGAGGTGCAGTACATCATTGACCAGGGCGAACGCCACGAATGGCTGCAGCTGATGTGCCGGGAACTTGAGGAGTAAACCATGATTGAAGAAATCCTGAAAGATGCCTTGCAGCAGGTGGACGGCCTGGCCGGGAAGGTGTACAAGCTGGCGGCGCCGAAGGACGCCACCGCCCCCTACGCTGTTTTTGGCAAACACGACGACACCGAGCTGCAAGACCTGGACGGCGGCACGGGCTTTTGGACAGGCAACCTGGAACTGCACCTGCTGGCGGCCAACTACGCTGCGCTGAAAGCCCTGGAACAGGGCGTAAAGCGCGCATGCCGCACGGCAGAGGGAAAAGTGACCGCTGACGGCCTGGAAGTGTGCGAAATGCGCGCCAGGGTGGCCGAGACCGAAGAGGCCCTGCCGAACACCAAGCTGGAACACAGCGAAATGGAGGTGACAGCCAGTTGGCTGGAAACCTGACGTTTGATTGGGACAAGGCGGCCGCCGCTGAGATCGACGCTGCGCTGCGGCAACTTAAGGACGGCACCCAGCGGGTAGCCGCACAAGCTGCCCTGGCACCGGCACAAGCAGAGCTGGAGGCTGCCAAGGCTGCGGCCCCCGTGAAGACCGGCACCCTGCGGGACAGCCTGGTGCTGCACATGGAGCGTAACCGGCCGAACGGCAAGCAGGTGTACGATGTACTGCCGACCGCCAAGGCCAACGGCCTACTGCAAAAGCAGGTAAAGCAGCCTGGGCGCACTGCCAACGGCAAAAGCCGACGAAAAACCGCCTACTACCCCGCCAGCCAGGAATATGGCTTTGCCACTGTGAACGGCGGCCGGGTAGCCGGTAAGCATTACCTGGGCGGCAGCATGGCGGCGGGCAGCGAGGGCTACCGCGAAGCGATCCTGGAAGAAATCGAAAAGAACGTAGACGAAGCCTGGGGCAACTAAGCCCCAGGCATTTTTTGGATTTTACGCCCCTGTAATGGGGCACCTGCGAAAGGAGACAAACTATGGCAATCAGTGTTGCAAAAGGTACTAAACTGACCATCGGCGGCAAGGCTGTGGCCCATCTGACCAAGATCGGCAGCCCCAGCGTTAAGTGGGACACCACCGAAAGCACCGCGCTGGATACCGAAGGCGATTTCAAAGAATTTCTGACCACCTTTGCCGAGGGCGGCGAGGTGAGCGTTACCGGCAACTTCGATATTAGCGATGAGGGCCAGAAAGCGATGATTGAGGCAATGGCAGCTGGCACGGATAACCTGGAATTTACCATTGTTTTCCCGAAAAAGATCGGGGCCGAGTGGGCCTTTAAAGCCAGTGTAAACAGCTTTGCAACCAGCGCCGAGACCGCGGGCATCGTGACCTTTGACGCCACCCTGAAAGTGAGCGGCAAACCGGAACTGAAAGCAAGCGAGGGAATCGGGGGCTGATAGGAGGGATAACCCATGACGAATAAAAAGAGCGCGGGCAACCGCGTATTTATGGCAAACCTGGGCAAGGCAGGCACCTTTGCCCTGAACTGTGGCCATCGTGAGCTGAAGCAGATCGAAAGCCTGCTGGGTATGAAGATCAGCGAACTTACCATGGAGAGTGTGCGCGAAATTGACTGTTGCCTGTACTGCATGGTGCAGCGCGATGCAGCCCGCAAACAGGTAGCCATGGACAAAGAGACCTTTAACGCAGCCCTGGACAACATGAACGCCGCCCAGTACTTGGCCGCCAGCCGTGCCGCTGCACAGTGCTACAGGGCAGCGTTTGATGTGCCGGAGGATGGCGAAGAGACGGAAGACACTGCCGATGGTGACGAAAAAAACGCCCCGACGACCCCGGCGGATGGGACTGGGACCGAAGCCTGGTGAGTGCTTTGCGGCTGGGGCTGACCCTGACCGAGTATGAAGACATAACCCCGGCAGAATTGGTTTTGCTGCTGCGGATACACCGGCAGCAGGAAGAAGATCGCCGCAAAGAACGCGAAGCTGACCTGTATGCCCTGGCCTGTATGACCGGGCAGGCCGTATGGGGCAAGCTGGAGCGCTTCGACACGCTGTTTGGCCGTGATGCAGATCACGCCCAGGAAATGACCGCGGAAGAAATGCTGGACCAGGTGCGGGCAATCAACGCCGCACTGGGTGGCACCAACAGCTTTGACAGTTAGGAGGTGATGGCTGTATGGCAACGAAAAACCTTATTGTGCGTATCGGCGCAGACCTTAGCGACCTTGCCAAGGCTACGGATGCCGCGCGCGGGCATTTTGCGAAACTGGAGCAGGTGCGGAAAAGCGCTGCTGCAAACCAGCAGGACAGCCTGACCAAGGAACTGGAAGCGGCCAACCAGAAGGTACAGCAGCTAAAAAATGAGTACCGGCAGCTGACCGGCACCATGGGCCAGACAAGCACCGAAAACGGGCTGCTGAAGCAGCTGCGGGACGTGCAGAAGGCGCGGGTCGACCTGGACAAGCAGTATGCCAACAAAGATGGCAGCATAAAGGACACCACGCCGGAAGCTATTTTGCAGCAGTATGAAGTGCTGGAAAGACGGGCCGATGAACTGTACGACAAAATCCGCCAGATCAGGCTTGACCCAGCAAGTACGCCGGAGGCCCAGGCCCTGGGCAACCAGCTGAAAGAGGCTGCCCAGCATGCCAACGATTTGCAGAAAGAGCTGAACAAAAGCAAGGCCGAGAACCCGGACACGGGCAGCGGCCCCAGCCTGAAAGCCAAAGTGCTGGACGGCCTGACAGGGGCCGGTAACGTGGCCATGAAAGGCTTTGCCGGACTGGCCACCGGGGCCGGAAAGGCCCTGCAGCTGATACAGACAGGCGCTGGCAAGGCTGCCCAGTTTGTGGGCAGTATCCGCAGCGCCGCCAGTAACGCCCTGGGCGGAATTACCAGCATAGGCACGGGCATCGGCCGGGTGGCTGGGCGCATAGGCAGCCTGGCCGCCAGCGCGCTGGTGTTCAATGTGCTTAGCAAGGGATTCCAGGCGGTGCAGCAAGGTATTACTGGCATGATCGAAGGCGACAGCCAGCTGAAAGCAAGCCTGGCCGGAATACAGGGAAACCTGCTGACGGCCTTTGCGCCGCTGTGGCAGACTATTTTGCCCATTGTGCGGGCCGTGACAGCGGCCCTGGCAAGCCTGGCCGCCATGGTGGCCCAGGTGATGGCAAGCCTATTCGGAACCACCACCGCGGCCGCGCAGAAGAGCGCGCAGGCCTACTACAAGCAGGCCGGGGCTGCCAGCAGCAGCGCAAGCGCCAGCAAGAAGGCTGCCGAGGCTGCAAAGCGTGAGGCGGCAGACTTTGACATCCTGCACAAGGTGGACAAAAGCGACAACAGCAGCGGCGGGGGTGTGACACCTGACCTGACCACCGACATCAGCCAGACCGGCAGCTTTGTGGATAAGCTGACCAACGCCATCAAGGATGACGATTGGTACAAGGTGGGCGAAATTTTTGCCGAAAAGCTGAACGAAGCCATGGAGGCCATCCCCTGGGAGGGCATACAGAGCACCGCGAAGCGCTGGGCAGAAGACATTGCCACCACCCTGAACGGATTTGTGGAAACGCTGGACTGGGGACTGGTAGGCAGCACCCTGGGCAACGGCCTGAACACCGCGCTGAGCTTTATGGACACCTTTGTGCAGACCTTCCACTGGGAGAGCCTGGGCACCGGCATCAGCAACGGGCTGGAGGGCATGCGGCAGGCGGTAGACTGGTCACTTGTGGGCCGCAGCCTGACCAACGGCCTGAAAGCCGCCTTTGAAACGCTGCACGGCTTTGTGACATCCGGGTTTAACTGGCGCGGGCTGGGCGATGACATTGCCGCAGCCGTGAACAGTGCCTGGGGCAACGTGGACTGGGTGCAGGCAGCTGTGGATATTGGCGAACTTGCCAAAGACGTGCTGGAGACCGCCACGGCGGCGATCCAGGGCGTGGATTGGGTACAGATCGGCACAGATTGTGGAAAGGCGCTGCAAAGCATCGATTGGGGCGGTGTTATCGAAGAGGTGTTTGCCCTGATCGGCAGCCTGGTGGGCGCTGCACTGGGCGCAGGCTTCGGCTTTTTTACCGGGCTGTTTGACGGCCTGGACGAAACCCTAAACAAGTATTTTGGCGACATTGGCGAAAGCGGCATTGAAGGATTTTTCAACGGCATTGGCGAAATGCTGGGCGATGCGGCCGCCTGGGCCAAAGAACACATCGTTGACCCGTTTGTGAACGGTGTAAAAAATGCCCTGGGCATACACTCCCCTTCCACCGTGATGGCGGAAATCGGCGGGAACACGATCCAGGGCTTTTTCGATGGCATCACCGGGCTGTGGGACACTGTGACCGGCTGGCTGGGTGAACACCTTGGCGGCGTGGTTGACCAGTTCAACGATTGGAAAGACCAGACCGGGCAGAAGATCAGCCAGTGGGCCAGTTCCACCGGCGAGACCGTGCGCGGCTGGATCAGCGACACCGCCCAGAACGTGGGCGGATGGGTAAGCGACCGCAAGCAGGACTTTACCAACTGGGCCAGCAGCGCGGGCCAGACCGTGAGCGGCTGGGCAGCTGATGCCAAGCAGAAAATTGCAGACTGGGCCGGAAGCTCCAAAAACAGCGTGGGAGATTTCAGCATGGACAGCAAGGGCAAGCTGGGCAGCTACAGCACCGAAACGCAAGGCACCCTGGGCCGGTGGAAAGACACGGCTGTGGGCATCTTTAAGACCTTCGGCGATCTGGGCAAAAGCACCATGCAGACAGCGATTAGCGGGATCAGCGGCACTTTGCTGCCGCTGGTAAGCAACGCTTTGAACTGGGGCAGTGATTTTGTACAGAATTTCACCAACGGCATCAAAAACAAGATGACGGGCCTGCTGGACAGCGTGAAGAACATGGCGAACCAGGTGCGCGGGTATCTGCACTTCAGTGTGCCAGACACCGGCCCGCTGGCAGATGCTGACACCTGGATGCCTGACTTTATGGACCTGTTGGCCGAGGGTGTAGACGACAACAGCCCCACCCTGCTGGCCAAAATCCAGAACGTGGCCCGCCAGGTAAACCGCGCCTACAACGGCACGGCCACCCCTGCCCTGGCCACTGCGGGCGGCATGAGCCTGCCCGGCGACCCGATGCGCCGCATGGACAGCAGCAGCGACGACATTATTGCCACGCTGCGCAGCGGCTTCAATGCGCTGCAAAAGGCCGTGGAGGATAAGGACAACAGCGTATACCTGGACGGCGACAAGGTGGAAAACAGAACCGCCAAGAGCCGCCGGAAGAAAGCCCGGCTGTATGGCCGGGATGAATAAGGGAGGCAGGCACGATGCGTTTTGACATTGACGGCGTGGATTTTGCCCCCTACATTGCCAGGGGCGGGCTGAAGTTCCAAAAATTCAAGGTAAGCAGCAAAGACAGCGGCCGCGATACCCAGGACGCGAAAATGCACCTGACGGTGCTGGCGCAGAAACACAAGATCACCGCGACGTTTCGACCGCTGAAGGCGGAAGAAGCGGCTGTGGTGTTCAGCACTCTGGGCAATACCTGGGTAACAGTGACCTTTGAAAGCCCCTTCACCGGCGGCGAGTACAGCTGCCGGATGTACAGTGACGACCTGCCTGCCACCTTTTTGATGGAGAAAGAAGGCGTTGGGTACTACCAGGGCATTGAAGCGCCGCTGATAGAAGAATAACTGCGGTGAGGCCCCTTTTGCATTTGACTGCAAGAGGGGCTTTGCCTGTATGTGGAGGTGAAACCATGCAGAAACGGCCGAAAGGCTGGGAAACCGCCAGAGACGACCCGAACCACATCGGCGAACTGCTGGTAACGATCGACGGGAAACAGTATGCTGCACAGGATATTGTAAGCTGTGAGATCGAAAGGAACCTGCTGGAGAACACGGCCGAGGTGGGCAACGCCACCGCCGCCGTGCTGACGCTGGAGATCAGCCAGGGCGAGACGATCCCGAAGCGGGCCAAGGTGGTGGTGCAATACCGGCTGATGCTGGACGATGCCCGGACAGATTACATACCCAAGGGCACCTACTGGATCAACACCCGCGAAAAGGACGGGCGCTACCTGAAGCTAACCTGCTACGATGCCATGCTGATGGCGCAGCAGGACTACCTGGGCGACGTGACCGCGGACGACTGGCCGCAGCAGGAAACGGCCTGCGTGACCGAGATCGCGCAGCGGATCGGCGTGGAGATCGACCCGCGCACCCAGATTGGCACCGGGGACAACCACCAGGTAAGCATGCCGGTGGGACGGACCATGCGGGAGGTGCTGGAACAGATTGCAGCAGCCAACGGCGGCAACTGGTGCATAACCCCGGCGGGCAAGCTGCTGATGGTGCCTTTTGCGGGCACCGGCGACGTGCTGCCTGCCGTAAGCGGTGCGCCGGATTGCGGGGACGTGCAGGCCATTACCGGGGTACGGGTGGTGCGCAATGATACGGACACTCCCCTGCTGGCCGGGGATGAGACCGGCACAGTGCTGGAGGTGGAAAACGAAAACGGCACCCAGGCGCTGGCAGATGAACTGGCCCAAAAGCTGGTTGGCCTGCCCTACGCCCCCTACACCTGTGACCAGCGGTACATAGACCCGGTGGCCGAGGCTGGGGACAAAATCACGGTGGGCAGCGTGGCCTGTGTGGCCTACAACATCAAGGAAAGCCTGGGACCAAGCCATTATGCCGACCTGGAGGCCCCGGCGGAAGCCGGAGAACTGGAGGAAGAATACCCATACCAGAACGCTGCCGAGCGCGTAAAGAAGCAGCTGGGCACTGTGACGGCCAGCGTGGCGGAAATACGTAAAGACCAGAAAAGCATTGAAGCCGAGGTGAAAAAGACCACCGAAACCGTGGCACAAAACACCCAGGATATTGAAGCGGCCAGGAAAGAGGCCACCGAAAAATCCGAAGCAGCGGCAGATGCGGCCAAAAAATACGCGGACGATAAGCTGCTGGAGTACAGCACGACCGAAGAGGTAAAGAGCCTGGTGAGCCAGACGGCTGAGAACATCACGTCCGAAGTATCGAAGACCTACGCCACCACGGCGCTGGTGGAAAAGACCGGGGAAGATGCCCAGGCTGCAGCCAACGAATACACAGACGGGCAGCTGGTGCGGTACAGCACCACCGAAGAAACCAAAAGTCTGATTGACCAGCGGGCGGATGGAATCACCCAGGAAGTATCCAAGACCTATGCCACGAAATCCGAAGTGGTGGACGCCCAGAACAACGCAGCCGCTGCAGCAGATAAGGCGGCGGACGCACAAGCCGCTGCGGATACCGCCAACGCAGAGGCCGAAGCGGCCAAAAGCAACGCGGCCACCGCACAGGCGGCTGCCGACAAAGCCAAGGTGGACGCAGCAGCGGCCCAGAAGGCTGCCGAGGATGCGGAAGCCAACGCGGCGGCAGATGCCGCCGAGAAGGCCGAAGCGGCCCGCCAGGCGGCGGAAAAGGCGGCAGCGGCGGACGCCGAAGCCAAAGCGGCCCAGGCGGAAGCCAACGCCAAGACTGCAGCTGCCGAAGATGCCCAGAAAAAGGCAGACCAGGCCCTGGCCGATGCCAAGAGCTACACCACCGAACAGCTGAAAAGCTACAGCACCACCGAAGAGACCAAGAGCCTGATCGACCAGAAGGCGGACAGCATCACGCTGAACGTGACCAAGACCGTGACGGACACTGTCACAAAGGAAGTCGACGGGAAGCTGGAGGATTATTCCACCAAAAGCCAGACAGAATCGGCCATCAACGTGGCGCTGGACGGCATAAAGCTGGGGATCCGGGAAACAGATGCGTGGACTGACGGCAGCTTTGGGGATAACACCTGGCGGGATTTTACGCAGGCCAGTGTAAGCGATGATGTGCTGACCATTACAGCTGTAAAAGGGCGGTACTGCGGTGCCTCGCTTTATGTGCCGGATACCCTGAAAGCCTTGCTGCCGGGGCGAAAGGTCCGGGTGACGTATGAGTACAAAGTAACCCAGGAACTTAGCGGCGCGACCTGCGGTTTTATTTACTGGATATACTACGCGAATGAAACCAGTGACGGCTACTATGGCGGCGGTACCTGGGCGAACAGCACAAAGACGGCTGCCGTGAGTGATTGGAAAACGGTCACCTTTACGTTTACCGTAAAAAGTGACACGATCACCAGAATGTACTTCCAGCCGCGGCTTGACAGCGGTGCTACCGGCCAGGTACAGGTGCGCAATGTCAGCTTGCAGTATGTATCCGGCACAGACAACAGTTTCCAGCTGACAAAGGACGGCGTGACAATTTCCAGTGCGGTGCTGAACACATCGGGGTTTGCATCGCGGCAGGACGTTGCCACACTGCAGCTGAGCCATGACAGCTTGCAGGCGAGCGTAACGAAGAACAGCCAGGACCTGGCAGCGCTGAAATTGAGCCACGAAAGCCTGGAAGCGTCCGTCATCAAGGACGGCGAGGTGCGCAGCAAGTTTGCGATGGATACCAGCAGCGTGACCATTAGCGGCGGCATTATTACTTTCAGCGGGAATACGTTGGTGGTAGAATCAGACAATTTCAAATTAACAAAAAGCGGTTCCGTTTCAATAACTGGATCAATTACTTCCAAAGGGAATACGGGCAATGCTGCTGTCAACGAGGGCCTTATAACATTAGACGCATTGAATGCTAACGGGAAAAGATATTCTACGGTTTACTTAGGTAGAACAGCGAAGGACTACCCAAGTGGAGCACTCACAGTTTATAGCCGCAGAGCGGACGGAACGGTTGGCAGGGGTGTGTACATACACGGAAGCGATACAGATGCAAATATTTGGATGTTTGATGCGTATGACAAAGAGAAAGTCCATCTTTCCACGGGAACATACAGCAATTTCAATGGAGGCATAAATGTAACTGGAAATTATGGCGTACAGGTCAGTTACGGCGTAAGCTGCCAAACGTTGAGCGCATGGCAATCAAAGAGTGGCATTGCAAAAACAAGTTTTGGAAATCTCCAAATTGGAGCCATTGAGGCACCGGAACCGATGTATGCGGATGCCGGGTCAGGAATATGCGATGTGAATGGCTTGTGCCATATCTATGCAGACCCGCGCTACGCTGAATCCGTGTCGCAATACAAGCAATCAAGATGGATTATTACCCCAGTAAATTCTGGCGGAAATTTGTGGGTTGAAAAAACAGATTCTTTAAACGTCATTGTGCACGGGAAAAAGTACCAAATGTTCGACTGGCTTTGTCTGACACCAAAAGCAAACGGTTCGACTGAATATGCAGAAATCACAGATGCAGAAGAGCCAAAAAACGCCGATGAAACCAAAAACATGCTGGACATGATTGTAAGCGAATCGGCAGAAGAAGAACAAAATGCGTATAATGCACTTTTTGATTTTTAGATTATTTAACAGATACGAGGTGCGCACAGTATGAGTGTTACGAAGGTCACGGGTATTGCTATTGTAAACACGGCAGAGGGCCTTAGAATTGGCTACACTTACAGCAAAATCGATGACAATGGAAATGTCACAGCCAGCAATATCCGCGGCTCCTACATTGACGAGAGCGAAAGCACAAAATCTTTTGTTGATTCTTTAACCAAAACGATTGTAAAGAGGATTGAAAGCGATGTCTGATAATGAAATGATCTTGACCCTGCAAAATGAAGTTTTTGCAGCTGTAAACGCATCAAAAATGCCGCTGGCAGTGAAATCGTTGGTGCTGGAAAACGCCCTGATGAAAGTAAACGCCGCCATGCAGGCAGAGAAAGAACGGCAGGCAGCCGAGGCCACCGAGGCCCCGGCGGAACAGGCGGCGGAAGAAGGTGCAGATAATGGCTGAAACTTTTGAAGTACTCCAGGAAGTGACCGTTGATGTCAGCAAGAGCATCCCGGCACCCACGGTATTTTGCAAGCAGGCGGACAATGTGGTGCGCGTACTGCGGGTAACGATCCAGGATAACAAGGAAGACTACCCCATCCCGGCGGGTTTTGTGGCCCGCCTGCGCGGCACCAAGGCGGACGGCACCCGCATTTACCTGGACGCCCGCAGCGCGGCCGAGAACGTGGCCGAGTTTATCCTGACGCAGAATGCCCTGGCCGCCTACGGCAAGGCCACCTGTGAAGTGGAGTTGAGCAACAGCGCCGGGGACGTGGTGAAGAGCTGCAACCTGGTGCTGAACGTGCAGAAAACCGCCATGGATGACAGTGCGGTGGAGAGCACAGACGAGTTCCAAAGCCTGGGTGCAGCTGTGGCGGGCGCGCAGGCCGCCCAGAAGGCCGCAGAGGATGCGGCAAACAAGACGGCCACTGATGCAAAGAACGCCGCACAGAGCGCCGCAGACGCCAAGGAAGCGGCCAAGACCGCAGGTGATGCCGCCAGCAAGGTCACCAACGCAGGCGTTGACGAAAAATTGGCCGAGATGCAGGAGATCCAGAACGACGTAACGGCCAAGCAGGCCCAGACGGCCACCGATGCCGTTGCGGCAGCCGAGGCAAAAACCGCAGCCGAAGCCGCCCAGGCGGATGCTGCCGCCAGCAAGACGGCAGCAGAAAGCAGCGCCAGCGCCGCCAAAGAAAGCGAAAAGGCAGCCGCCAAGAGCGCCGAAGAAGCCAAGGCGTCTACCCCGGCGTCTACGCTGGACGGCATGTACACGGCCATGCTGGACGGCACCAACACGCAAAAGATCTTTAAACTGTGGTGGCCGTTTGCCGTAACACAGAGTGAAAACAAGTACAGCTGCCTGGAACGCTTTGCCGCCATGCTGGACACCGCCTGGGGAGATAAGACCTACACGGTGCGGAACATCCACGAGAGCGTGAGCGGTGACGCCAGCGGCACCCCGCTGGATGATCTGGCAGACGGCCGCAGCGCTGCGCCCCTGGTGACGGATGCCAGCACGGGCGTGGCAGATTGGGCCGAAAACGACCCCATGACCTGGTATGTGCGTGCCAACGCCAAGAGCCTGGCAGACGGCACCATGGAGGTGCTGGCTGTTGAGACCGAAGCCGCCTTTGATGTGACCGGCGAGACCGCGCCGGTGTACTGCTTCTCCCCTGCCCTGGCTGTGAAAGAATGGGACGACGGCAGCTACCTTTACACCAGCTGGCACATGCGCGCAGGCGACGGCTATGTGCCGATGGCGGGCGATGTAGCCCCGGACGGCACCCACCGCCTGCTGACCTGGCATCCTGCTTTTTATGGCGGCAAAAACAGCGCGGGCGGCATGACCAGCGGCGCGGGCCTGCTGCCCATGCCCTGGACCAGCGCCAACGCGGCGCTGCCGCTGGCCCGCAAGCTGACCGCATACGATGGGCTGTGGTGCGATTGTGACACCCAGTTTGCCCTGATGGCCTGGCGGCTGCGCCACTGGACGTTAAGCAACAGCGGCCAGCTGGAAGGCTGCACCTACTACAACTACCAGTACACCCTTGCGGCAGCCGAAACCGGCGTGAAGCGTGTGCTGCTGACCAAGGCCCAGGGTACCAACCTGCTGGCGGGCAGTTGCGTGTGCCTGGGTGAACGCGGAAGCAATACGAACAACGACCGAAACCAGGCATACAACCACGATGTATTCAATGTTGCCAAGATTTTGAGCGTTGAGACCGTAACCGTGAACGATACCGAGTATGCGGCTGTAAACCTGGACCTGGCAAGCACCATCGACACCACGACCACGATGCTGGTAAGTACCATGCCGTGGCCGAACGGCACCACCGAAGCACTGCCCGGCCATAGTGACGGCTGCATTGGCAACCTGACCAACGGCAAATACCCGTACCGCATTGCCGGTATGGAAATGCAGATCGGCAGCTGTTGCGAAGAACTGGACCCGCTGTGGCAGGCTACCCTGGTGGACGATGACCACTGGCACTATGACGTGTATAGCTGCCGGGACAGTGAGAAGTTGGCCGGAAGCATTACGGCCAACTACCAGAAGGTGGGCGAATTTGACCTGCCGAACGCCAACAAGTGGAGCTGGAACTTTATCCGCGCATTGAACAAAATGGCTGCAGAAGCACAAATCCCGACAAAGTTCGGCGGTTCCACCAGCACCTACGTCAAGGCCGCCTTCTCTTCCCCTGGCGGGGCCGGTGTGTTTGCGCCGTGGCGCTTCGGCCTCCTCTACGATGGGGGCGCCTGTGGTTTGCCCTGCGCGTTTGGTAACGCTGGCCCCGGCGGCTCCAGCTGGTACGGCGTGCCGCGGCTTGCTGGATCGGGAAAAAAGCGGGGTGAATGGCCCGCGTAAGCAGGGCCAGAGGGGCAGCAGGCCCCTTTTGACGATATAAGCATTTTTATTTATGGGTGGTGCAGCGGCGAAGAAGGCCGCCTTCAATTCCCCTGGCGGGGCCGGTGTGTATGCGCCGTGGCGCTTCGGCAACCTCAACGATGGGGGCAACTGTGGTTTGCCCTGCGCGAATGGTAACAATGGCCCCGGCAACTCCAACTGGAACGGCGTGCCGCGGCATGCTGATGACAAAAAGCCATAACAGGCATAAGCGCTGCACCGCGCTTGCAGTTGACTGCTACAATCATGTAATACCGACACCAGACAGCTGGCCCGGTGCGAGTTGATACGCCCGGCAAACAGTGAGCGTCTGGCCGCAGTGCCGTGGGCCTGCGTGGCGGCGAGTAGTAGAAAACCGCCCGCCCTGCTTTAAGGGCATGGGCGGCAACCGAAAGCCGTTGAACATCAGCAAGAATGGAGGGCTGACAACGCATACAAAGCGATACCTGCCGCTGACGCACCAGATGTGCGAACAAGCGGCTATTGCAGCCTTTGAAGATAAATGGTTCCGCAAGAATTACTTGGCGGACGCACAAAAGTATGGAGGTGTTGCCTATGGGCGGCTAAAGGCCGAAACGGCCAAAAATGAAATGCACGCAAAGCTGGAAGCGGTGCACGGCATAGCGCTGGAGATGGAACAGCGGGTGCTGGACTTGATGGACGGGACAGCGGATGACCTGGACCTGGACCCAGTACATACCTTTTACCGCATTGACGGCATCAGCATGAAAACGCGGGAACTAAGCGACTGCTGCCCCATGCACCAGTGCTTTGGGCACCTGGCAGTGCTGGCCCTGCAGCCGTTGCTGCGGGCCAAGCTGCTGCCGTACCAGTTTGCCAGCATACCCGAAAAGGGCCAGGTGGCGCTGAAGCGACAGGTGGAGCGCTGGCTGCGGCGCAAAAGCCTGGGCGTGCGGTACGGGCTGAAGATGGACGTAAAATCTGCCTACCAGAACACAGGCCACGCGGTAGTGATGGGGATTTTAGAACATGAGATCCCGCACGCGGCCTGGCTGCTTGCTGTTGTGCGCAGTTTGCTGGCCATGGCGCCCCATGGCGGCCTGCTGATTGGCGGATACCTGGAAGCCTGGCTTTTTAACCTGGTGGCCAGCTACCTGATGCGGCAGCTGTTGAGCTACGCCAAGGAACGTAGAAGCGCCAGCCTGCCGCTGGTACAGCGCTGCTGCAGCTATATGGACGACCTGGGCCTGTTTGGCCGACGATGGGCGGATATGCAGAGCGCTGCCCGGAAGATCACGAAGTGGGCCAAGGATGTGCTGGGGCTGACTATCAAGCCAAAGTGGATGCGGGTTGACTTTTTGACTGTGGAAGAAGAGCGGGCCAGACGGCACCTGAAAGGCGCAGCCAAGGGCTGCCCAGGCTTTGACATGGCAGGCTACAGGATGCACCGCACCTACACCACCATACGCCGCGGCATTTTTAAGCGGATACGCCGCCAAAGCCTGCGGGCAGCGGATGACCTGCGCAAGACCGGCCGCATACCGCTGTACAGATCGTACCGCCTGATAAGCTACAACGGGTATTTTGTGGGCACAAAAACAAGCGGCGCAGCTGCCGAGCTGGAACAGCGGCACCTTTTCAAGGCTGCCAAGTGGGCAGTAGGCGCTGCTGCAAGACTAAGAGAGGTGAAAGCAGGATGAAGTACACGGAAACACTGGACCACGCCCCCGCTGCTGTGGAGCTGGAACGGCTGCCTGATGGCACCGCCTGGCTGCGGCTGCACAAGGATGTGGTGCAGGGAAAGACCGAAGCGCCGGAGGGTGAAGAGGGCGGGCCGTGCTGGACGGCCACCACGGCGGTAGCCCAGCTGGGCACCGACCGCGCAGCCGAGACGGTGGAGAGCATCACCGCCAACCTGGACGACTGGTGGACCTATGCCGAAGCATGGGAAGAACAGCCGCCCATGACGCTGAACCAGCGCATGGATGCGGTGGAAACCGCCCTGGCCGACATTGTGGACATTATGACGGGAGGTGCCGAAGCATGAGCATTTGGCTGCTTTTGTACCGCATGAAGAAGATCACTGCGGCACAGATCTGGGAGCGCGTAGACAGCGGCGCAATCAGCGCCGAAGAGGCCGTGAAAATCTGCGGCCCCAGACCGTGAGTGAAGAAGCGGCCTTGCTGGCGGACGCTATGCTGCTGGTATGGGACTACCGGGAGCTGTGCCGCAAGCAGGGCCTAACAGACAACACCAGGGCCATACAGGACCTGCTGGACAGGTACGAGGCCCTGGTGATGGATAACGACGAATAGAAAGGATGGCAAACCATGAGATTATCGAACGGCGAAGTGCTGCTGGCCTGGCCTTTGGCGCAGCACATTATTACCCAGGGCTGGCACTACAACAACGGCAAAAGCCACAATGGCATCGACATGCGCACGGTGATCGGCAACACCAGCATGCGCCCGGTATACTCTGCCGAAGATGGCACGGTATCCGCTACGCAGGTTTGGGACGGCCACACCAAGGACGAACGCAGCATGCAGAGCTACGGCAACCGGGTGGACATCAGCCACGCCAGCTACAAGGGCAAAGCCCTGTTGACCCGCTATGCCCATCTGTCCAGCTTCTGTGTCAAGGTGGGCCAGAAGGTCAAGGAAGGCCAGCTGATCGGCTACAGCGGTGCCACCGGCAACGTCTACGGCGCGCACCTCCACTTTGAAGTGCTGCTGGGCGGCAAACGCACCAACCCGCTGACCTGGCTGGATGATGCCTACATCGTGGCCAGCAGCAACGTCTACACCTACGGCCCCGGCGAACACGCTGTGGAGCGCCCGGCAGATGCCCCGGCTGCCGTGAACGGGTTGCAGATCATCAAGGCCACCGGCCTGACCAACGCCCAGGCGTGGGAAGTGTACATGCTGGCCACCAAGCTGGACCTGCTGACCATGCAGTTGTATGTGGCAAAGTTCGCGGACGCGAACAACACCACCCAGGACGTGGAGGTTGGCCCCGTGACCCAGGGCGACGCAAAACAGGTGCTTGCTTTGCTGGACAAGCTGGGTGTGCAGGGCAAGGCCACCGTGGAAGCGGTGCAGGATGCCGCGTAAAGATACCAACGCACTGATGGAGGATTGACAGATGGAGAACAACAATATTTTTCTGACCGCGAAAGCTGCCATTGTGGGCGCATGTGCCGCCTATGTGGCAGCTTTTGGTTATGTGGGCGTTCTGTGCGCTGTGTGGGTAGCCTGCATGGCCGCAGACTGGATCAGCGGCACGGCTGCAGCAACCGCTACCGGCAGCTGGTCCAGCAAGACCGCCAGGGATGGCGTATGGCATAAGGCTGGCATGATCGTTGTGGTGGTCGTGGCCGCTGTGGCGGACACTGTGCTGCATGTGCTGGTAAACAACATGCCGGGCGTGACGTTTACGATGCCTACCCTGGTGCTGCCGGTCGTGCTGTGCTGGTATATCTTCACCGAACTGGGCAGCATGGCAGAAAACGCGGCCCAGATGGGTGCCCCGGTTCCTGAATGGCTGATTAACATGCTTGCGGCTGGCAAGAAAGCAGTGGAAAAGAGCGCAGAAACCTTTACAGTGAACGTAAGCAAAAATGCGGACGGCTCCCCTGTTGGCCACCTGGATGCCACCCAGCTGGATGAAATGACCACCGAAGACCTGGAACAGCTGGCCATTGACATGGGCCTGACCGTGAAGGATGGCACTGACAGGGCAGACCTGATTGCACAGATTGCTGCGGTGCCGCTGAACGTACCCGACGACGAAAAGTAA